CCTTTCGTAGAACGTCGAACATTTCCGGGGTCAGCTTTGAAAGGTCAAGTTTCACGGAGTCGCCAGTATAGTAGCCGGTAATTTCGAGTACCGAGCCGTCAAAGGTAAAGCTCTTGCTGCCGTTAATGATTTTGATTGCGTTTTCGTAGGTCTGTTTCATAACTCAAAGATTTAAAGATTTGCAGAGGCGGCTCCGGTCAGGGAACCGCCCCCGTTTTTACTCATTCGGCTGCAGGTCGTCGGTCCATAGGTCGTAATCGTCGCCCGCAAAGCAAAAGCCACCGCAGCAGAGGTTTGAATCCAGTAGTTTGCGGTCCAGTTGCAAGCAATAATCAGACTCCCGGACGGCCTCGATAGCCTCGGCGGCGTTTTCGTACACCGCATCGGGCTCCCAGCCTGTTAAATTCGCGTTGGCGGTCACGTAGGCCATGCCGCCGACAGCCAGAAATACATAGATTTTTTTCATAACTCAAAGATTTTTAGATAGTTGGCGAAGAAGGGCGAGTATCAGTCCCCCTCCTCCATTTTTTCAAGCTCAGAGATAAACGGCGCTAAGTACGAAAAATCATACTTCTTCATTGCGTGCTCCCGGACGTTGGGGTTAAAATCCTCCGGCCGTGGCGCATATCTGGATAAATCGTCCCATGTCAGACGTATTGCCTCGGCGGCGGTCCCCGGCTCAATTTCCTCCCCGGCGGTTAATTTCTCCAGCACGGCGGCAATGAAAGGCCGGGCCCCGGCGGCGCGGTTTGTTTTCAGGGCTTTTAGCGCGTTTCTCAGGATTGTTTGGATAGCTGCCCCCTCCTCTACTTTTCGTATCAAATTTGCGGCGTTTTCGGCCGTTTCCCGGTCATTTGCGCGGCGCGTCGATGATACCAAAAGCAGGAAGGGCAGCTCAATCAAGACTGCAAGCGGAATAATCCATAAAGGGCTCATTTTTGTAAAGATTTTTAGTAATTGGCGAGCGTGGGTCCGGTCAGGGGCCCCCGCCCTTTCTTTTTCTCAGGAATACCCCCCCCCGTCTTTATTTTTGGGAGTGGTCCTTTGCCATTTCGTTAATGATAGCGGCAATAATCATCATGGGAATAAAGATAGTCATAACTCAAAGATTTTAAAGATTTTGAACCCCCGGGCGCGGGTCGGGCCCCCGGGGATTAGGTCGGCATGGTGGTTTGTTAGTCGGTCACTTTTTCGTAATAGGCGCGGCCCTCTTCGGAGAGGTTATTTACGCACCAATTATCGACGGCCAGCCACGCGGCATTGTACTCGCGGGCGAGGCGGTCAAAGTGCTTATAGGCCCGCACTTTGTTGTGCTTTTTGGCCCGCTCGGCGGCGGTGTAGTGGGCGAAGAGCTTATGATTCAGGACCAATGCAAGCTCGGTCATGAACTTGTAATTGTCCCGGCCGCCGAGCACGGCGCTTTTGAACGTTTCCCGGATAGCCCTGATAGGGTCCTCGCCGAACTGCGGGGCCCTTTCGGCTATTGAGAAGTCCTGCCAGAGCGTCGTCAGCGGCTTGTAGCCATTTTCGGCGGCCTGTTCCCATTTCGGGAGCTTACTCAGAAACTCGTTAACCTTTTTCATGTCGATTTCGATGAACTTGATTTCCATAACTCAAAGATTTTAGATTGTTTAACATTGGATTGGCGGGCGGGGTCCCGGTCAGGGGGCCCGGCTCGTTAATCGTGGTCGATATGCACCCGCACGCGGCCGATTTTCGGGAACTTGGCCCGCACCGCATCTGAGAACTCAGGACCCCGGGATAGCTCCCGACAGCCCTGCTCGCGCTCGTGCGGGTGGTCCGAGTCATACCATTCTGTATATCCGTCGCCGTATGCCTTCACGCAGGCGTATATCTCGAGGGTCATGTTATCGAAATAGTATGCACCCCCTTCCCGGCGTGGGATAATTTCCACTTCTGACTCGTCGATATATTCGCCGAGTATATCCTTTGCAAGTTTGATAATAGCTTGTTTCATAATGTTTTTTAGCTTGTTTTGATTGGGTCCCGGGGTCCCGTATCAGGGGGCCCCGGGAGCGGTACATTTAGCAAGATAGCATTTTTACAATTTCCGGCGTTTTCATGCCGCGCAGGTCGTAAAAAGATACTACCTTTTTGAGATTCAGCCCGGCCTCCTTTGCGCACGTTTGCACATGGTCCCGGTCATTTATCGGGGTTCCATGTCCGATTGTAAAATAGGACGATTTGAGCCCCGGCACGACCTCCACAAAACGCAAAAAATGCCTTCTCAGCATGGACGGGTTAACGAGGGGATATGCCATTTTTCGCACGTCTATATATTGCCCGGAGTCCTTAATCCTTACAAACATATTGCAGGACTCAGTGCTGCAGCGGGAACCGAAATAAACGTACAAATTAACCCGGTATCCGTTTTTTTCAAGTCCTAAAACGGCATTTGTCAGGGCGGCGGCCGTTTGTGCAATTTCGTTTTTATCGACGCTGCAATCGGCGCTCCCGTTGTAACAAAGATTTAGAACTTTGCTATCTTTGTATGTAACTTTTTTCGTTGCATACATGGACCGGGGCAGGCCTATCAGGGCGGCGGCTACATTTGCGGTCCCGCCGCAAACTGCGGCGTATCGTCTTACTTTGTACCCCTCCCCGGCGGCGTTGATATGCACCCCGGCGGCGGCCTTCAGGGCGGCGGCGCTTTTTTCGTCCCCGTCCCGCAGCAGCACGTTTGCGGCGGCGTATGATTCAGTCCCGGAGAACTCCTCGCTCCCGGTCTGAGAACCGAGGCGGCGGCCCCTGAAAACGTTATTTTCCGGCGTGGTATCAAGATAGCGCCGGAGCCCGTCTAAATTTGTGAAACTTTGTACATGGTTTTTCATAACTCAAAAGATTTTAGTTTGTGCTCCCGGGGTCCGTATCAGGGGCCCCGGGGCTCGTGCTACATTGCAAGCGCGAAGGCGTTATCTTTGTGACTCAGCCCGGCGCGAAGTATGTTTATTTCGTCCCGGTCATATCCCCCCGTCACTGCAAGACGGACGGCCTCGGCGGTATCCATGCCCGCCTTCATGAACTTTGCAAGACGGGAAATATTGCGATACCCGAGGACGATATGAACCCCGGCGGCGGCGGCCGATTTTCTCATGTCCCGAATGAACTCGAGCACTTCGATTGAGCCCCCCGCCAAATGTTTTTCAATTTTGCCGCAATAATCGAACTGCAGCGGGCAAAATCTATTCAGGGAGGCGGCATCTAAAACGCTGCGCCCGTTATACTCTTCCGTTGCACCCCGGCCGCAGGTATTTCCGGCCGCAATGCAATGAAAATCGGGGTGCATTTTTACGCGCCCGCAGGGGAAAGTAAAATACCCGTTTGCGAGGGCGGCGTTTAGTGTTACAAGTGTATCAGGGCAGGAGGCGTCGAGCTCATCTAACATGAAGAGCCCGCCGTTTTTAAAAGCCCGGAAAAATTCCGTTTCATGATAGGTCCCGTTTGCGTCAATAAAGCCCGTCAATTTGTACTCGTCCGTTATCGAATTTTGATAATAAAATTCAATCCCGAGGCGGCGGGCAATTTGTTCGCAAACATGATTTTTTCCGGACCCGGCCGGACCATAAAGATAGACGGACTCGCCGAGCTCCATGCAAGCTAAAATCGTGTTAAATTTATCATGCAGGACCTCGGCGGGGCTATCTTTGCGGGCGGCCTTCTCAGGCTCGGCCGGGACGGGTGCGGGCTCGGGTTCCGGCATGGGTGCGGGAACCGGGGCGGGCTCGCCCGGGCGGCGGGTGCGGTGCGAAATGTTATCGCGGTATTCCTGATATTTAGCGCTCCCCTCGGGGGAAAATTCCTTCAGGGGTTCAGGACCATAGGAGGCCAAAATCAGCGCGGCATTTTCAGGGCTCAAAACGTCGCTATTTTCGCAAAGTTTATACATGAATTTCCAGCCGTACATATTGCCGAGGCGGGTATTATTCCATGCCTGAGAATGTGAACCGAGGAACCACGTGGAACCTTCCACGATAATAGCGCTCTTTTTGCCGTTAACATAGCACTTCAAAATGTTTACATTGTTTTTCATAATGCGTAAAATTTTAATTGTTTGACTTAGAACTGCGGCGGGGTTTTCAGCGCCCGAGGCAATTTTCCCGGGTGCGGTATTGCACCCGGGGCGGCGTGAGTCAAAACAACTAAAAATCTAACATTTTGAGTTATCGCGTATCTTTCAGGATTGAGCCGCCTGCATAGGGTACTCCATGAAGGGCCCCACTGCAATAGGACCCGGGAAAAATCCCGGGCTGCAACATTTTCCGCAGTGCTCAAAAGCGCCGATTTTCGTCAAATTTCCGTACTTAATACGCCGTATTGTCAAAGAACTTCCCCGGCAGCGTGGACCCTTTCAGCGTGGATTTTTGCGGGGTTCAAAAACCCGGGCCCGGCGGCAAATAGATTGATATGTATTATAGGACTGCGCCGATACTGATAAATCAATACCCCGTCACCTGCGACGGCGTTTTAACATATCAAACTATCAAAGAACTGCTGCAAAGTTAGTGATAATATTTTAATATGCAATAGATATTTTTACTTTTTTAGGGTTCAACCCCTAAATAAATTTTCTTAAAAATATAAGTGCTTAAAAATCAATCATTTGCAGGGCTTAAAAATTTAGGTTTTGAACCCGAGCGCAAAAGCGGTAAATAAAACTATTTAAAAAGCCCCCCAGAGGCGCTATAAGCGCACGAAATAACGCAGGAGGTATAATGATACTATAAACCTATGAAAGTGGCCCAAATCGCCCGGAAGGCGGCAATACGGGCAAATTACGCCGCCAGGGAGCATGGAACTCGGGAAAAATCCCTATATTTGCGGAAAAACACTAAAAGCACATGGAAAAAAAACTCACCGGACTAAATAACCGGGTTTTGTCCCGGCGCGAGGAGGCGGCAATGTATTTGCACGTTTTCGGGGGCGTTGATGATTGGGCCCTGCTTTATAGAATTGCTCACCCGGGCGAATTTGAGCGGGACCCGGCAAAATCGGAAGGGGCCATGGTATCCACGTGGAAAAATAGTACCAAAATAACCCGCTGCCGCGAGCGTATCATGGCGCAATTTCAGGACCATATCAGCGACGAAATAAACGCCGTAAAAGATACGATTTTTGCCGGGGCTGAAGATGATATGAAGGCGGGAAGCGTGGATTATACTAAACCCGAAAACCAAAAACGCAAACTTAATGCAATAATAGCGGGCGCAACGGACCCGGGCGAGGCCCTCGACGCACTAAAAGTTATCATTTCCGGGCAGCGGGCTGATTCTCAGGCCGCAAAGGAAGGGCGGCAGGTGCGGGCTTATTTGCCGCTATTGTGCTATCAATGCCCGCTCTACAAAGAAAAACGTTAAAATATACGCTATATTGTTACGTTTTCGGGGCTCAAAATCAAGCATTTACGGCCGCGAGGAGGGCGCTCGCTGAAAGGGCCCCCGGGAGGGGGAAATCGGGGGCCGCAGGGGGCCCGGGGGTATAGCCAGAAATTTATTTTTCAAATTTTTTTTCGTCTTTCACAGGCCCCTATCTGAGCCCTGTCTGGCTAAATGTAACAACTTTGTTACGCACTTGGGCAATGTTTTGGCGCAAGCTCGGTGTAACTTGTTGTAAGTTTTCGTCGAAAAAATCAAAAAGTTGCAATAAAAATCGGCCTTCCAGCGTGTTGTAGTGGCGAAATTGTAAGTTTGTAACTTTTTATCTATACTTCCTGCGAAATAGAACAAATATAAATACACGCAAAAGAGTACTCCAAAACTTACAAAGTTACAATATCGGCCTCTCAGTGCGTTCTGCGGCCGTTTTTCGTTGTAACTTCTGCAAAAAAAGTTGCAAAAAAGTTGCAAAAGCTGATTTTGAGGGGCTCTGGGGCGTTTGTGGGCTTGCGCAACGTTTTGGCACAAAGAAAGCCGCCCGTGGCTTGTTAAAGTCTGGCGGCTGGGGTGTGTTTGTTGGCCCGGGCTATTTTTTGAGCTCGGCTTTGGCGAGGAGTCTGAGTTCGGCTCCGCATGAGGGGCAGACCAGCGTTGTAATGGTCTGCCGGTTGGCGGTCGGGACTGCCTCCAGTTCGCTTAGGGGAATTTCGGAAAGGAGGGCTGCCGGGGTGGTGTTCAGCGCGTCGGCTATTTTATAGAGGGTCGGCAGGTTGATGCGCCCCGTCAGGTAGTGCTGTATGCTCTGTTTGGTAAGCCCGAGCTTATTGGCTACGTCCACTTGGCTCATGCCGCGCTTTTTCAGGACGTACAGGAAATTTTCTCTGAAGTTCTGCATAAAAGTAAACTTTTCCGCAAAAGTAAAGCGTATTTTTTACTCTTGCAAGTCTTTTCGGATTTTTCCGCGAGATTTTCCGCGCAATTTCTGTCAATAATTCTTGACTTTCATTGATTTTTGATTTATTTTTGCGCTCACTATGAGAGAAAAGGATTTTTCCAGCCTGTCAATGAAACTACCGACTCGCTATGTGGCTCTTGGTGGGACGCTGACTCGCTACGGCCACAAGTTAATCTGCGTCAAACGTCCTCCGGCAAAGGACCTACTCCCCTGCGAGGCTTGTCGTGGGTGCTGGTTCTCAAAGGCCCGCACAAAAGACTATGTTATGAACTGCGCCGATATTCAGTGCTCTAAGTGGGACCGAATGGACGGGCGCAACGTTTGGTTTGAGCTTGCTTCTGAGTAGCGTTTGACTATTACCCTTCATAATGAGCTTTCGGGGCTTATTACCCCTATGATTGACCGCGTGCGCGAGATACGGGATATTCGGCACGGGCGGGACCGTCAGGACTCGCTGGCGGTACTGGAGCGCGACCTTATCCGCAAGTCCTCCCTTTGCTATATCCGTGGGGATATGCACTACTTCAACGGCCGGGTGTACTCGCTGATTAGCCCTATCACCGTGCGCGACACGCTCTTTAACATAATGATTGATGCCGGGGCCCCGCCTATGGACGTTCGCAAGGTCGGCGACCTCCCGCTCTCGGTGCTGGCCGAGAAAGAATATCGCCGGGCGAATTTCCTTGCGTTCTCGAACGGGGTTCTGGACCTTGATACGCTGTACTTCCATGATGGGTTTTCTTCGGAAACGCGCGTAACAGAGTACGTGCCCTATGGGTATAACCCGCAGGCCGTGTGCCCGGCGTGGGAGGCATTCTTAGCCGAGGTGCTCCCGGACCCGGATATGCGTAACGTCCTGCAGGAGTTCTTTGGCATGGTCTATCTGGACCGGGAGCACTTTTCTGTGGAAAAGTTCGCAATCTTCGTCGGAAAGGGGGCCAACGGCAAGTCGGTTATCTTTGAAGTGATGAAACGGGCGCTCGGGCCGGAACAGGTGACAACCCTTGACTCGGCACAGCTTACTGACGAAAAGATGCTCCCCTACGTGAAAGGGGCCCGGCTGAACTTCTCCCCGGACATGGCCCGGCAGAAAGACTTTACCTCGTCACTAAAGGCCCTTGCTTCCGGTCAGGACGTTACCGGCCGAAAGATTTACGGGGACGCGGAGAAAATCAAATGCCCCCCGCTCTGCTTTGCTATGAATGAGCTCCCGGCGTTCAAGGACGGGACGGACGCTTTCTTTAGGCGCTTACTCCTGTTCTCGTTTGAGGTCCAGATACCGCCGCACCGGCAGGACAAACGGCTCGCCGAGCGTATCTGCAAGACGGACCTCCCGGGCATCTTCAACTGGATAATTCAGGGGCGTTTCAGGCTGATTCGTAACTCCGGGGAGTTTTCCTTCTGTGAGAAAATGGATACGGACCTGACGCTGATTAAAGGCCGAGTCCAGTCGGGAACCGATTACCCGGTGCGGGCTTTTCTGGAGGGGCGTGGCCTGTCGGTCTATCCTTCCTACGAAGGCCAGCCTACCGTGCTGATTTCGCGCGACGAAATCTTTAACGGGCTTGGTGGGCGCGTTTCCACGCACGCTATCACCCGCGAGCTTGTGAACTTTGGCGTACAGACGTACCGGAGCAAAGAAATGAGATACAAGGTTTATGAGAAAGTACGCTAATATGCCTCTCAAACAGCTTGTCGCTCTCTGGGAGGAACGCCGGGCCGAGGTAGCCCGCCGGGCTAAGGCCGGGGAATCGACCTACGGGCTCGCCTGTGAGCTTTACGATATGCGCCGTGAGATTGAAAGGCGAAAAGGAAACGGCGACAACCCCACGTGCGACGTGGACTTTTGCAAAAACTATTTGACTGACTAAAGATATGGATATTAACAAGGCTCAGGAAATTGCGATACTGGTAGCACAGCGCAACTCCTACGAACAGGCCGCAAAGGACTTTCAGGCGGCCTACAACAAGTGCCCGGACGGCACTACCGAGGTGACGGTCCCCCGCAAGTGGCTTCCGGTCCTCAAACAGCTTGCAGAAGGCGAAATGAACCTGCTTGACGCACAACTGACTAAATTATAATCTTTCTAAATATGGCAAGAAAAAAGCAAACCCTCCAGATTCCCGAAACGTACACTGTTAGGCGTTACGGAGCTATCCTGAATGAACGACCTGCGGGCATGGACTTTGAAGAGTACAAAGACCTTCGCCGCAAGCAGACTAAGCACCTTAAGGCCCGCCTCTCCGGCTTTATGGTGTGGAGGTCTAAAGCAATGGTCGCTACTGAGAAAGACGGAACCCTGAAGCCGCTTGGCGAAAGCTGGGGAACCGCCACCCGTTCTATGATTCCTCGTTTGGTCTTTATCGGTTAGAGCTATGAAAGTAACGAAAGAGGGCAAGGTAAAGCTCGAACGCGACGAAACCCGCGTAGGAAACTTCTTTTTTAAGCTGGAGCCCGAGCATATAAAGGTTCAAGACCTTAACAGTCTTATGACCTTCCGTGTGGGCCGCCGCATGGCAATCGGCATCTGGCTTGAAAACACTCTCAAACTCAAAGAAGAAGGCCACGAAACGCTCCGCGTCTATGCCTCCGCTATCTGGACTTTCCTTTGCATGGTCCCCGACAACGAGGCTATCAAGGGCGTTGTGGACCTGACTAAAGCGGCCATTGAGCGCCACCCTGACTGGTACGGCTACAAGCCGTCTGACGACGACAAGGAAAACGCCGAGGCCGCTCAGGAGGTAAAGGAAATGGCCGAATTTGAGGAGTCTGTTAAGGCTGAAATGAACAAAAAAGAGGAGTAACCATGATTACTGAATTTTCCCCTATCCCGGAAGGATTCTTTGGCGAAAACGGCCTTACGGCCACTTCTGCGAACCATATCGCAAACCTCCTGAAGCTCAGGTATGAAACAATCGAGAATGAGCTCGATTCGCTGAATTTCGTAACTGAGAAAATGTCTATCGTGGGTTCTGAGGTTGAGAACCTTATGCGCTCCGCCCGCGTGATTCCGCTCGAGGATATTCGCGTGAAGCTGGACGAAGTGGCCCGGTGCAAGGGCTTTATCGCGTTCCTCCGCGAGGCTATCAAGTGCAAGTCTGAGCTTGCGCAGGAAATTGAGGACTTCCAGAGCCCGATTCCCGCCGCTCCGCTTGCGCCAATTCCCGAACGTCCCGTTTCCGAACAGGCCGTCATTGCCGGGTGGTCCGTTGGCGAACGGGTCAAGTTTCTTGCAACCGAGGCCCGGGCCGCTACCTACGGCAAGTATATCCACCCCGGCGGCGTGCTTGACAAGGCACGCGACCGCGCTTACGAGGCTTTCATGGAGCCGACTAAGGTTGCAATGGCTGGCCGTGATACGGCCTTCATTAAGCGCGAAACGGCGGTATCTACGGCCGAAATCGACGCTGTGATGATGAGCCTTCAGGCCGAGCACAGGCGTTCCGAGGCTGAGCTTAACGGCTACAAGCACGACGTTGAATACAAGGTACAGGCCGACGCGCAGCGCAAGCTGGACGAGTACCGTGAAAAGAAACAGGCCCACGAAAAGGCCGTGGCCGAACACGAGCGCCAGTGTGACGCTATCGCGCTGGCAGACAAACAGGCCAGACTGGACCGCCGCAAGCTCATTGAAGAGCTCAAAATCATTATCCCGAACCAGTATCGGGACCTGTATAACGCTGTGAATAACGGGTAGCCGTATGGCCCGGGGCCAGTCCCCGGACTACGGCGCACGGGTATAGTGTAAGCAAAATATGTGACTTAAAACCAATCGTGGGGGCGCGTCACTGCCCACAGCTAAAATCAAGTGCAATGGTAGCACACGGGTATTTGGAACCTGCGTAGCCGTTCGATTCGGCAAAATGGCTCCAGTGCCGAAAAGTCAGTTTTTCTGCCTTTGTCCTCGCCCTTGTTGGCACTGGAGGTCCTCGCCTTCGCCATTGCCCTTACCTTAGTGGCTTACACTATATCCCGGCTCGTTTTAATATAACAAAATTGTTTCATAGATGAACATTAAAGACTGGCAGAACCGCTTTGCGGAACTGGCCGCAGAGTGCCAGAAAGATTGCTGCGCTCGCATCGAGAGCGTCACGGTCAGGAATTGGGACGATTCGGGCACTACCCCGGTATGCGACAAGGCGTATTTCAAAGTAGAAATCGACTTCAGATGATACTTCCACCGATGCCAAACGCCGAGGCCACTGAGAGCCTCCGTAAGCTCATGGCCGCCAATCCGGACCTTACCGTTGCCGACGTGGAACGAAACCCGGAAACTGGCCTGTATGAGCTAAAAAAGCCTCCCGTTTCCGAGAGGCCAAATCTTTGAGTTATTCGACAACATCACGTCGTCTTTGCCGCAAAGGTGCGAAATTTTCACTTTATTTGCAAAATTCGCTAAAAAATAGGCGTTTTTGGCAAATAAAATCCGTTATTTCTTGAATTAGATAGGCTCAGTGGCCCTTTTCACCTCCCTAATCGGGATTCCGTGGAAAAAGAGCATCATCTTCCGCTTAAGCGGGTACTTGTCGTCGTGAAAGCCTTTCGTATCCTCAACGACCAACTGGCCGTCGGCCTTCTCATACACGTAGTCCGCAATATAACACACCTTGCGCTCGGCGACTCTCTGGACGGCCTTAACACGGCCGTACTTTAATTTCTTCAATTCTGTGCGATATTGGGTAGGGAGTAGTTGGTATTCAACCTGACGGCGAAGATTGAAAATTTCGCCGTTTTTGGCCGCTTCTTGCAGGAATAGCCACCGGTGGTACTCCACCTTTGACGCAAACTCGCCTTCAGCCGTTACGACCTTCTTGTTTCCGTATTTCGGTCTTGCTCCAAAAGTCATGGTTAGTCCTCCTCAAAATGATACTCCGGCCAGCACATACAATTCGGGTGCGGCCGGTCTATGGGAACGGTAATCGGGATTTTGTGATTGCACATTTCGTCGCACGTAGGGCAATCAAAACTGGACCCACGACGCATAATGTAGTACAGCGCCCCCTGCGCCTGAGCGTCCACCCATTCAGCGTAGCGGACCGCATCTATAATCAGGTCCCAGCCGATACGCTGGAGCCGGGAGTAGATATTGAACCCGTAACCGCGCCCCCAGACAAGCGACCTTCCAGCCTCGCGCCAGAGCGGATTTAGGAACGGGTAATTGGCGTACCGGGAGGCAACTATGCGGATATAGCTTGCCGTGTAGTCTTTCTGGCGGCCGAGCGTTATCCAGACAGCCAGTAGCTCCAGAAGGTGCGACCCGGCCATATCAAAGCGGGCCAGATAGTCGCGCCCGTTAACGGCGCTCTCATAGGCTATTTCCTCGTCGGCATAGTCCAGCGAGTCGCCAATCACCCCAGCAATGACGCGCCGAACGTCTTTCAAGCAGTTGTCAGTAAGCTCCCGGCAAAGGCGCAGCGCCTCCGCGTAAAGCTCAGGCTCTGTATCCCATGCGAAATCACCCTCGCTTTTTGGGTATTTCCAAGCAAGGGCAACAAGAGCCGCTACGGTCTGGTCGTACCGGCTCTTAGCGTCCCGGCCAAATTCCTGTTTAGCCGTGTTAATCCTGTTTGTACTAAGCATTAGCGCGGCTTTCGTTTACAGGGTTGTTTGGCTGCGTCCGAGTTGCCTGTGCCTGAGCGGCCGCTTCGTCGTTGGCCTCCTGAAGCAGACGGTTGATTTCGTCCGGCGAGGAATAGCCAATGCTGTAAGCGATTTCCGTTGCGGTCTTTTTCGACATACAGCCAATCGCCACAAGCTGTTGCAGGGCCGAAATAACGTCGTTTTCGCTCAGGAAAATGAACGGGTCCAGATAGGACTTAACTTTGAATCCTGCGGCCTCGCTGGCCCTGTTCTCAGACATGAAGTAAGCGTATTTGAACAGGTCGGTAACGCCGTTCAGGAACTGCTGGTACTCCATAGAATCGGAGAGGGCCTTCAGGTAGGAATCAGCAAAGAGCATTTTCACGGTGCGGGAGCTCATATCTGCGCCAGACTTGATTTCCGGCGTTTCGACGGCAAAGGAACCGCGCATAATGTTCTTTTCCATGATTTCAAGCTGTTTGGCAAAAGCTCCGTCAGCGCCTTGTGCGGGCTCGAGGAATCCCACTTTGGCGTTCGGGTCCACGGAGTCAATTCGGTTCGGGGTTCCGTCGGTATTCGTAAGCACCTCCATATCGCCGCCGAGCGTGTAAAGAATCCTCAGTGCATAGGCTGCGTTGTTTTCGCTGAACTGAGAAATGCCAATTTCGTAGCCGTCGCAAAGGCCCTGCGAGGGGGTCCAGACCGGGCCGTTATCGCGCCGGTGGTATTCGACCGGGATACGCGGGAAACCGTGGGGCTTAGGCTTATCTTCCATTACCCAGCCCTCGTTATCATCGGCTTTGCGGTAGGTCACAAAAGCCTTGTTGTCGATAACGTCCAGATATTCGCGCGTGTTGCCGTCCCAATCCTCCTGTGTGTAAAGGCGGCCCAGAATGGCCAGCTTTCCGGTTAGGGAATCGTAGTGCGGGTAAAGCGTGTCGCCGTATTCGTAAGAGAAAATGCGCCATGCGGGCTTGCTGTTATCCATGAAGATATAAACAGCAATATCGGCCAGCTTAAAGTCTTTCTCGATAGCATCATTGATTGCCACTTCCATATCGTACTCTTCCCAGCCCTCGCGGAAGAAGGCCAGCGTGTCGAGCATCTTCTGGTTAGTCCCGCCGGAAATCAGTCGCATACCGACGTTATTTCCCAGCAGGGCCTCCTTGCGCTTTACAAGGATTCGCTCCTGAAAGCCTACGGCAATACGCGAACGGACTTTGGCCTGATAGGAGCCGTTTTCCTTATTCACGTACAGCGTGTTCGGATAGTACTTCAGGTGGTTAATCTTGTGGGAGGACGGGTAGAACTCCCGGTAAAAGTCGGCCTGCGTG